ACTGATACTTACTAATTACCTGCTCTGGCGGCTGTGCAGTGTAGTACCTGTAATCACAATGTTTGCACTTACGCCGACGAATCTTGAGCCCATTTGTATCAGTTCGTACAAGCACCATGAAAGTTTGCTTGCACCCGCATTTAGGACAATCACTCATACCCTGTGCCTCATTTGAAGTTGACGAATAGCTTTATGAAAAAGATTTCTCGTTCTCTCCCGCGAAATACCCAAGTCCTTAGCAACTGCCTGGAACGTCTTTGGTAATCCCGTACCAATCCCATAGACCTGCTCAATAATAAAACGATCACGCTCAGACAGACCCATCAAACTACTGTCTAACTTTTCCACATCAATACTCCAACTAACATCTTCCAATACATCCGTACCACACGCCACACTATCCAGCAACACGACATCATCCTCAGCACACCTAACCTTCGCATCCAAGCTAATCGCATCATTTGACTTATCGATGTACTCCTTCATTCGCACTGGACTGGTCTTGCAATACTCAGCACATTCCTCAATCGTAGGTTTCCTGCCATGTATATCTTCAAACAACGGCGTCCAGTTCCTCAACTTACTCAACAACTCAACTGCGTGGGACGGCAGCCGGATAACCCTGTCATACGTGCTGATGTAGCGTGCAATGCTTTGCCGAATCCACCAGTAAACGTAGGTGGACAAAGCATAACCACGCTCTGGATCGAACTTTTTGATGCCATGAGCAAGACCCATGTTGCCTTCCTGAACCAAGTCAAACAACTCAGACCGCTTGCACTTGTTGGTGTATCGCTTAGCGATCGACACCACCAGCCGCAGATTGCAGTTGATAAGTTTGTGGTACGCACGCTCGCCACGCTTTTGTTCACGCGGCGTGAGGTTTTCGCCATGCACCCAAGCCTGAACTTGACGTGCCAGCAAGATCTCCTGATTTTTATTCAGCAAAGGGTATTTGCCGATGTCTTTGAGGTAAGAGCTAAAGCCTTCCATTTCAGTAGTTGACTTCGACGACGGAAGGAACTTTGCCAAGGTTAGGCGCTATGGCAGCAGCCACCGCCAAAGCTTTGTCCAAGGTGACGTAGGAACAAGCATCTTCCGGCTTGTCCGTCATCATGATTCCACTACCCGTGGCTTCATAGCAAGCCGCTAAATAGATGTTGTTTGAAATTGAGAGGGCGTAGCGCATGGTGTTGATTGCGACGAGCCCACAATAGCACAATAGTCCTGCAGTGCAAGCAAACCACTAGCTGTCTGGTGCGTCTTTTTTGAGTTTCGCTCTGCCTTCAACGCGCCGCCGCACCGAATCCTGCCACGCAGCCTTATCCGCCTCAAGCGCCCTCTCATACGCCTGCGACGGAATACAACGCTCCAGCTCCTTGTAGACAACGTCACGAATCCAGCTGGTGGGACGTACCTTCAACCCCTCAGCCAAACTCATGAGCAATTCAGCGCGATGCGGATCCAGCAAGATCTGCAGGTACGTCTTATTGCCGTGTTTGATTGCCAACTTGTTGTCTCATTACTAGTCAACAGTCTAGCAATGTGCTACCAAGCAATCGAATCATCGACGTGCTTTCGCCACCCTTCTGCCTGGGCTTTACGCGCTGCACGTCTTTGACTTGTACAACCTTTCCGTACAAGTCGTGCATCCTCCAAAAACTCTGCTGCTCGCTGCAGGTCTGCCGTGGTGGCACGGGAGATCTCATAACGCAGATAGCGCATGATGATCTCCCTACCAGTCAGCGGCCTAGCCAAGCAACGTTGCTACATCTCAAGCAACTGTACTGATGTCCTCCTGTGCAATGGTGCCTTTACATAAGATGCCAGTGATCAAATCACGATCACGCGGCGTTAATCTCATAGCAGTAGAAGACTGCGACCATTCAAAAAGTTGCGGATAATTCATGACCGTTTCAGAAACATCCAGATCAAAAGCATGATCCAAACCAAAAGCATGACCTATTTCGTGGTGCGTCAACCAGACGTTACGAATTGGTTGGAGACGAGCTTTGTGATAATTAAACCAAATCTTGGCAACAGGATTGGGGCGATGGATGTCTTTAGGCGTGAAGAAAATACCGTTAACACTGCGGTTGTCAGGTACTAGGTTGCGTTTTTTGTTAAGCAGTCGTACTTCAGCATCTTTTTTTGCTACGACATTAACCTCTAGGTTAAATGACTCATAGATTGAGATAACCTCTGCCTTGTATTGATCAGGCATACGCTTGTTAAACCAAAGGTCAACAACGCCATCAAAGGCGTATTCAGGTGAGTAGTCAAACATTGTGAGATTCCTGTGTGGTGGTGAAAAGATCAGAAAAGCTGAAAGATGATATACACCCAGAATGAAACCCAGGTGATAAGAAAGAAATTGATGGGGTCAATGGACATAGGCTTTAAGAAGACTTGGTTACTGTAGCACAGCTTCAGTGGATTTCACTCCACCGTTTACCGACTGACGGCCAGTCAGCGGGTGGGTCAAAGTTCAGTTTCCTTAAATTTTACTTCATACAATTTACCATCCATACCATGCCACAACAGTTCATCTTCATCGGTAATGTAAATAAACGTTCTACGAAAGAGTTCATCTTTGGAATGTTTTTCTTTAATAGTTTCTTTTTTTCCTCTTGGCATACTCCAAGGAAATCCATCAGGTTTCAAGTTAATTTGATACCCACCGGCAATATCTTTCCAAGTTTTTAGTGATGTCATCAGTGAATCTCCGACCAGCGTTTACCGACTGACGGCTCAGCGAGCGGTGGTATATCACCCAACCACTGCGCCTCAGCGTCCTCCATTATTCGTTTTAACTTGGCAGCCCACGCTTCGGCTTTGTCCTCCACAACAAGCATCAAAATCTCATCGTGAATACAAGCCGCAATCTTGGCCTCAAGCTCACCGGCCTTGACCAACTCAGGCCAAAGATTACCGAGAGCGCATTTAAGGATGGCCGCACCAGCGCCTTGGATCGGTGTGTTGCACCTCACCGTCAGCCGATTCATGTCACCCGGCAAAAACCGCCGCATGTTCGACTTAGGAATGCGAATCTCGGCCCACTTGTTACCGTGCGTATTCTCAGCAGTCTCAGCATTCTGACGCTGCCACCTGGCAATGCCCTGGTACGTGTCCAACCACTGCTGCCGAATCTGAGCAGCATCCTCAAGCGTCATGGTGATGCCAACACCAGCGGCATAGTTCCGCAGTCCATTCGCACCACTGCCGTACAACAAACCGAAGTTTGCTGACTTAGCAATCTGCCGACTGCAGCCAATGGCCTCCGCTGTGACGGTGTGCAGGTCTTCACCGTCCTGGAACGCTTGGATCATGCGTTCGTCTTGCGCAACCGCCGCAGCCAGTCGAAGTTCCATCTGACCAAAATCAGCATCCACAAGCAGCCAGCCATCAGGAGCTTCAACACAACGGCGAAAGTCCTCATCCCTGGGAATTTGCTGGTTGTTGGGTTTGATGCAGGACATGCGACCGCTTTCGGCCCCAAGCTGCATATAGCTGGCACGTACAAAACCATCGGAATCAAGCTTTTCAAAGATCGAGTCCACCATTTGACGGCGTTTCTCAGCCTTCTTCCAAGCCAAATAGGTTTGGATGACGTGGTGGTCCGCCGCATACGCTTGCAAAGCAGCGCGACTGGCACTAGGTTTACCGGTTTTGTTATCAACCGGCTCTTGACCTAGAACTACCGCGAACTTCTCCAGAAGCTGTTTTGGCGAATTGATATTAAACCCTCTACGCTTCTTCGTTCCAAGCCTGATGGAACCCTCGTCCTTTGCTCTGAGGTTGAACTCAGCGGGACGTGTCTCCAAATCCTCAATCTCCTTAAACCACTTATCCCTGACGTCATCGTCGTGCCCAAGTTCCGTGAGTTTCTCTTTGAGATAACCCAAGCGCTGGGACGTCTCACGCGGGAGTTTGTGATCATCCGGCAAAGCCGCATCCAGCTCAAACAGAAAGTCCTTAGACATCGCAGCAATGTCGTGCTCATAGTCCTCCCGCAGTTGAATAAGACTGGAACGATTCCAAGGCAAACCAATACGCCACATGTGCGCCATGACCGGCAGCGCCCTGCACTCCAGCGAGTAAGCAGGGTCTAAGCCAGCAGAAGCGATCAGGCTTGGCAGCACATTGTCCAGCTCAAGCAAGACCTCAACATCCTTAGCTGCGTAGTCAAGCTGCTCTTTGCTGAGGACTGGTGCGCTCCAGTCAGACGCCTGCATCTCCTTCGAGATGTCCCGCTCAAGATACCGCTTGGCTAAGTGAGCTAAGCCATGCTTGACATTAGGAATGCCGTTGTTGAGCAACTTACTGGCGAGCATGGTGCAATAGGCTTTGCCCTGCGGCTTGAAACCAGACTCCTGCAACCAACCCAGGTCAAACACAGCATTGTGTGCGATCCAGTGGCGATCACCGTTCTCGAAGAACTGGTCAATGCGCTCCCACTCATCGTCAGTTGTGTCGAACAGATCGATAACAACGATCGTCTTGGCGATACCGCAGCCAAACTGCAGCAACCTCAACTTGCCACGCTCTGGTTGTAGCTGGAGCGTTTCAGTGTCAAACGCAATGGTTGATGACGACCAGATCTTGTCAAGATGCTGGACGCCGTGAAAAACTTCGTAAGTCATTTAAAAAAGGTGTTCTTCAGGAAATTCGCCTTGCCAGTTGGACTCATGAGTCCCATCTGGTGCGTACCAGCCGGAATCGTCGAGATACCAGCCAGCCTCAGTGCGAGCAAAAAAGATCTTCTTGTCAGCGGGAAGATCGTGGAGCGAGTTGTCGAAGCGCGGTGTGATCATTGCAAAGGGTTATCAAAAGGAGATGGGTTGTCTTGAAGCTGTTGATGGAGCTTGGCCGCCGCCTCTGATTCCAGATGCTGGATCAGACGATCGAGATACCACCGTGCTTTGCAGAGGTCCTGGTGCGGACAAGCCTTAAACCACACGCGAAGCAGATACTTCAACGTGTTCCCAAGCAGCATACCGCTGACGGGATCTGGTGCGTGGCGAATGACATCTTCAATAACATCGATTGCCTCAAACCGGCCCCGTGTGTAGTGGGCCGGTGAGTTGACTAGATCATCTGCAGCCATCGTGCCAAGGCGTACCACATGGATTGTTAGCGACGATCTCGTCGTCTGACGGTTCCCAGTTAGCAAGCTCGCTAACAATCGGCAGGATATAGTGCTCGATTGTGTCGGTCATCCAGCTCGGTTCTTGGTCTGGCTCCCACTTTTTGCTGTTTTCTTCAAGAAGCTGCTCCATGCGCGTCTCGAAAGCATCGAGAAGTTGAAGCATGGACATTTGGTTGATGTCAGTGGTTTTCATGGTTGGTTTCAGATAAGGTCTGCACTAAGAGGAGTCCAGGTACTGACGTCTTCAGCTAGCTCAGCAAACTCAGCGTCAGTCATGGGCAGTGGATCGTCGTCGGCAAGCATGATGCTGCCTTCGCACACAGCACTGCTGTACTGCGGTGGATCGTAGAAAGTTGCACAGGAAGTCTGCACAACGTCATCGATGATGGCCTGAAACTCGACGAACCAGCCAGAAGGATGGTGGACGATCTCGCGGTGTTGGATTTGGAGGATGTAGGTCATGCCTAGTAGGGCAGTGGACATGGGTAATGTAGCAGGTTAGATAGCCAAGTAGTGGAAGATGACGGGGAAAAAGTCCGCCTCATAAGCACTGATTATCGATGTATCGATGCCACCGTTCAGTGCTTTCTCTATGTCGGCCTCAAGTCTGCAGAACTCCTCAGGCGTGTCCTGATACGAATCTTCACAGATCGCTTCCGGCAATCCGTCAGGGTTGTAGGCGGTATAACGAACCACCGCAAGCAAGCCTGCGACGCCGGAAACCTGGTAGTAGGTGATGGTCGTAAGCTCCATGGGACGCTTCGGCCTACCACCAGTCTGCCTGTATTTCTCAAGAAATGTCATAATGTAGTAGCTGATGGAGTGGAACGATGGAAATGCACCGCAACTTCGCGCTTCAGCGCTTCCGCCGCGACATTGAAACATGTACTGATGTAAAAGAGCTGCAGAACATGTCAGTGAAACTGATGCAGCTCTATTTACGTCAACAGGACACGGTGAACCAGCTAATCAAGAAAGGCTGGCTACCGGAAGAAGCAAACACCTAGCTGCGCTGCTCCCGTTCTTCACGGCGTTCACGCACCAGACGCGCCACCTCATCGAAGCAAGCCCTGCGAGTGTCGTAAGGAATGCTCTTGAAGATCTGGTCTAGCCGGAACATGACGAACTCGTCACGTTCGTCATTGACGTCCGCAAACTTGTGCGAGTTCTGCAGGCCATTGCCAATAGCACTGACCAAAAAGCACTGGAACGCGGGTGAGTCTAATAAGTCTTTAAGTGAGAGCCGTGCGGCAGCGTCAAGAACGTTGTCAGGAATCCGAATGATGTTTTGCATTGGGAAAGTTGCAGTAGTACAGAAGTAGCCTCAAATATACTACTCGTTTTCACGGTTTGCACGCTGGATTTCTTGTCTGGTCAAACGGTTTTGGGCAATGGTGTAGTTAAGAGTATCCTCAACCTTATAGGTTTTCGTACCAGTACGGTCAAAGATGGTACTGCAAACTGGGCATTTAACAAGGTTTTCCTCACGACGTACTACCTTTATTTCGTCACCATTTAGAACACCAGAAAAAGTGTTAAAAGTTCTGGCATATAGTGCAGAGTATTTAATAGGTATCAAAGTTTTTCTGTCTTGCATTTTGCTAAATACTTCATGATCTTCATAATTTTCTGGGAACAGATCTTTAATAGGCACCGTGTTGACATAATTTACTATGTGACCGCCAGTTAAACTTTTGTAGTAGGGCAGCCTAAGCAAACCAGGGCTATTTATGATTTTGGCTGCTCCTACAGCAAACAAAAAGTAGTAAAAAGGTTGTGCCTTAGTGTTTCTAGACTTTACATTTTGCCGCACAGACACATCAGAGTAAACCCCGTCGGCGTGCTCTTTACCAGCAAGTTGCTTGATGTAGCCGTACAAAAGACCTTTGCTGTCTTTATCGACCCAATCGTACTCTTTGTGTAAGTGGCGAAAGAGTGGGTCAGGAAAATTACGGAAGTCAGACACCCATTCTGGGTTTCTCCATTCCGTTGGAACGTGGTACTTACCTGAGTGAAAAGTCAGTTGAGTCATTTTTTGTAAGTTGAGAAAGTGGAGGGCCTGTGGAAGACCCTCCTTAAAGTAGTACCCAAGAAGCGTGGGTGTCAACCCCACATGTTCCAAGCATCGTCCCGAGACTTATTCAACTCATCCTGCGTCCGTTCCTCGCCCCTCGCGCGGGGATATTGCTCAGGCTGTCCCATCTTGGCACTTCGCGCATCACCACTGGCTTCTAAGGTGGGACACTCACCTGCTTTTTTGGAAGGTGTCCCAGCTTGACCTGGCTCGTTCGCTCCAGTTTCATCCTGCGCTTCAGAAAGGTGGGACACTTCCTCGTTTTTAGCCGAGGTGTCCCATCTTAAATCCGTTCCAGCAACAGGGTTTTTGCAAGGTGGGACACTCTCTCCCAAGGCCCCGCACGCGAGAACTGCTTTGTACAGGTCAGAGGTGTTTCTCCCATCACCGGTTGGAACGGAACCAACCACCTCAATCAACCCACGCTTTTCCAAACGGTGGAGCGACTTGCGGATACCGGCGACATTGCCGCCAACCACAGGGTCAGCGTTGAGGTCACTGCGAGTGGCAGTTCGAGGGTGGATGACACGCAACCGCTGCAGCACCCGATCAGTGATGCTGCTTGGAGCGTTATTGGCCGTGTCAACTTCAGGCGTGAAGTCGCTGATGGAGAAGCTCAGGTCATCCTCCATACGCATCACCAAGGACGTTCCAGAGCGCCCAGAGCGGCTTTTCTCAATGGTGATGATCCTGCAGTGCTCAGGCAGGCTTCCGAACGAGTTATCCGGCTTCTTGAGCGCCCAGGTCTCATCCACCGCATCACGGATGGCTGAGGTGCCCCTGAAACCGCCCTGCTTGTTGGCGTGGTGGACAATCAGGATGGTGGCACCTGGGAACAACACACCGTTGTTGCGGGTCAGCCAATACAGCGGCGTAGCAAAGTCCGACTTGTTCTCATCAAAAGCACGACCACCGCTACAGCCGATGAGCGAGTCAATGAC